TTGGCTTTACCGCCACTGAGCGTTTCCGTCAACCTAACCTTCGCGTGAAGCACAAGCTGATGAAGGCTCTTGGTTGGACTTATGACACTGATGAGCCAAAGACTTCTGTTGGTGGTTGGATCTCCGATGGTGGCGTTTGGCTCCCTGACAACTTTGGTACTTGATATGATTCAGCTTGAGAACCTAACCCCTGAGCAGGTTGAAATGCTCGATATTATGTGGTCGTTGGAATCCTTCGACGAGTTTCAAGATTATTTGAACTCACTATCAAAAAGCGATCGGCAAATGGCTGAGACGCTGGCGAAGCTGGTTATCCTCTCCGAGATGGATAACCTAGTCGGTGAATGCGCCGAAGCGAAAGAAGTCTTGAAAAGATTCGTTTGACTTTAAACCTATCTTATAGTATAATCATTGTATTGAAACTTGGAGTATTTTTGTAATGTCTTATTTTATTCGTAATTCTAACACGTTCCGTATTGCAGCTGAGGAGTCTCTGGACATTCAGACGCAACTACCTGTTGGTAACTACACCGTGAAGTTCAACGATATGGGTGGTTTCTTCTACCTTGAAATGGTTGACTCATTCACTCCGTTGAAGAAGTTGTATGGTGATACAACTAAAAACTCTAAACGCATCTTGCGTACATACCTAGACCGCGATGTGTCTACTGGTGTTATGTTGACTGGCGAGAAGGGTTCTGGTAAGTCTCTGTTGGCCAAGACTTTGTCTATTGACGCTGCTGCAATGGACATCCCTACCATTATCATCAATAACAACTGGACTGGCGATGTGTTCAATAAGTTCTTGCAGGACATTGAACAACCTTGTGTCATCTTGTTTGATGAGTTCGAGAAGGTCTATGATAACGACGACCAAGAGAAGGCTTTGACCTTGCTGGATGGCGTGTTCCCTTCTCGTAAGCTGTTCGTGATCACTTGTAATGACAAGTGGCGTGTCAACGAACACATGCGTAACCGTCCTGGTCGTATCTATTACATGTTGGACTTCAAAGGTCTTGACCCAACATTCATCGAGGAATACTGCCAAGACGTTCTGGTGAACAAGGTACATATCGAAAAGATTGTAACTATTGCTGCTCTGTTTGAACAGTTCAACTTCGACATGCTGAAGGCATTGGTTGAAGAAATGAACCGTTACGACGAATCTCCGCAAGATGCGTTGAAGATGTTGAACGCCAAGCCTGAGTTCAACAACGGTGGTAAGTTTGAAGTTCAGTTGATTCTGAACGGTGAACCTTGTAAAGAAAATGGTGTTCGTTCTGATTGGAATGGTAACCCATTGAATGGTTCTGTGTACTTCGAGTGGTACGGTAAGGTTGATCACAAGTTGGGCAACACTGATACTTCAGAAACTGGCATGGTTATTGCCGCTGACGAAGACGGTGACTTCTGGAATGAAATTCTTTTCACACCAAACCACATCGTGAAAGTCGATGCCCAAGCTGGTAAGTTCACTTACCAAAAGGGTGATGCGTTCTGTATCTTGACTCGCAAGAAAGAACAAGGCTACAACTACTTGGCATTCTAAGGAGAAACGTATGGACTTAGCATTATTGGTTTATGGTATTAGCTTGCTGCATGGAATTGGAGGGTTCTTTGTGGCAGGTATCATCGGCTCTGTATGTGCAACTGCTTTCTTCTTCATGTGGTATGTCACTGAAACTAATCGGTGTTCATACTACTCGAAAGAAGAAAACGATAAACGTGAAGCCAACGGCGTCATGTGTATCACTTGGATCAAGCGTCTTATCCCAACAGGTATTATCTGCGCATTCGTGTTGATTTTCGTTCCAACTGAAAAGACTGCATACACTATGGTTGGTGCTTATGCTGCTCAAAAGGTTGCTGAGAATGAGAAGGTTCAACAAATGTCTGGTAAGGTACTGACTATCATCGAACAAAAGCTGGACAGCTATATTGAAGATGGTATTGATGAAGCTACCAAAAAGACTGAGAAAGGTAAAAAGAAATGACCTATCCGCACAAAATTACAGTTGGAAGAATTCCAGTCCCACCTGATATGATTCAAACTGTAATTGAAACTGACTATGGTAAACACACTACCAGAAATCAGTTCTTTGCAACTCCAGAAGAGTTTCTTGCCTTCTGGAAACCGTTAGTAGATTATTATGAGGAAGTGAAAAATGACAGAAGTTAAACAACCCTTGGGTACTGACCCTGAATTTCAAACTTGGCTTAAAGGACTACTCCGCGATGACATCACAACAGATTTGTGCGTTACTTTCACCAAGAAAGACGGTACAGAACGAGAAATGTACTGCACCCTCGCAGAATCCCGCATCCCCGTCGACAAACAACCAAAGTCAGGGGTGGAGGAAGCGACAAATAGCACGACTGGTGGATCCGCACTACGTGTCTTTGACACAGTCACAAACGAGTGGCGATCTTTCCGTTGGGACTCAATCAAAAACGTAACATTTTCTATTGGAGAAACAAGTGATCAAACTTAAACCTACTGGCTTGAACATTATCCTTATTCTTGCTCTTGCCGTTCTTATTGTCGTTGGTGCACCAATTGCTCTTATTTGGGCATTGAATACCCTGTTCCCTGTATTGGCTATCCCTTACACTTTGGAAACTTGGTTGGCTGCATTCATCATCCCTGCTGCTTTGAAGGCAAAGGTTGAGGTGAACAAATGAGTATGTTTTCAACTGAAGAAGATCGTAAGAAGTTCATGGGTGCCATCCAAGAGATGAGCAATTCTTTACTTCGTATTGAGGCTGAACGTGATTTGATTCGAGAGATTGTCAAAGAGAAATCTGATGAATTTAAAATCTCAAAGAAAATCATCAATAAGATCGCTAAGACCTACCATAAGCAGAACCGTACACAGGTAGAGGCTGAGCACGAGGAATTCCTTGAGCTTTACGACGAAGCAATCACCAAAAAATAACTTTACTTTTAATCAGTTCTAGGGTATAATATATCTATAAACTGGAGGATTATTCCTATGGCTACTGCAGCTAAAAGACAAAAACTGATTGAAAAAGCCGAGCGCATGTCGAAGGGCGTCGAGGTTACTCTTACCCAAGATAACTATCGTTCTGACCTTCTACGTGCGCTCAACTATTATAACACCAACAACGACGACAAAGATAAGAAGAAGTGGTTCATCAGTCACTATGCTAAGATCGACAAGAAGATTGCCGTTGATCTTTTGAAGGTTGACGAATACCACTTCCGATATGCTGGCATTCTTGCTCGCCTACAAGATGGTGGTTCTGAACTTCAAGAGAAAGAACAATCGTTCTTTGATGAGCGTGTTAAGTTCTTGAAGGAACAAGTCGGTACTCGTCAGAAGTCTGAAGACAAAGCCGATAAGAAAGCTGCTGCAACTGCTGCTTTGGTTGCCGCTCAACCGTCTATTCAGCAACGCATGGATGAAAAAGCCCATGAGCTTGCTGGCGAAATTGAGGGAGCGATTGATGATTTCATCATCAACAAGAAGTCTGATTTCTCGACGAAGAATTATCTTCTGGCAAACAACGTCTCGGCTCCAATCGCAAAACGCATCGGAGACTTCTTCGTTGGAACCAGCAAAGAATTGCGAGAAGCCATTGAAGGTGACGACAAGCAACTCGTTGAAGGATATTCCCACCTGACTAAGCGTGAACTGAAGAAGTTCGCTGACTTCGTGGACGGTATCATCACTGACTGCTCTCAAGCCGTTCAAACTGCCAAGGCTACTCGTGCGCCTCGTAAGCGTAAACCTGTGCCTCTTTCTAAACAGGTTGCCAAGGTCAAGTACATGAAGGAATTCGCTGAACTGAAGTTGAAGTCAGCTAAACCTGAAGACATGATTGGTGCCAAAGAAGTTTGGATCTACAATACCAAGTATCGTAAAGTGCAGGTGTACAAATCTGACAGCGGTCTTGCTATCAAAGGTACAACCCTGATTGGCTTCGATGTTGTGGACTCTAAGTCTATGACCCTTCGTAAACCAGAAGACTTCTTCAAAGGTCTTACTATGACCAAGCGTCCTCTGAACGCAGCGTTCAAGACCCTGAAGACTAAACCTGCGGCACCTAATGGTCGCATCAATGAAGAGTGTATTATCCTCGGAGCATTTTAATGAAAGATTGTAACCACGTTCAAGCATTGCATAATGCTCTGGCGCATTCCCTGTATCAAGCCTTTGATGACTACGTTTATCAAGACCGAGATTGGGAAGCGTATAGCAAAGGCGATAAAGAGGCTACTGTAACCAAGAGTCGTAAGTACACTGACTATGATGTAACTGTGGAAGCTATGTTCCCTCAGACTTGGGGCTCAACTGCTCTAGGTTTCGGTGGTATCGGTGGTGCAGCAATGACCACTGCTTACACTATCATCATTCGTTCTGATTTGAATGGTCAGTATGCTGTTTACTTTGGTGGCAGCTTTGCCTATCGCATTGACAATCCAAACGAACAGTTCTTTGTTGACATTCAAGAAAACCGTATTCACCAACGATCTGGTGCAAAAACTCGATACGAAAGAGAACACAATGATCCTTGTTGATTATTCCCAAGTTGCTTTGGCAACGATCCTAACCTTCCAGCGAGAGTTGAAAGGTACTGAGTCTGAAGTGAAGAACTTGATTCGTCACGTCACTCTCTCGACCATTAAGTCTTACAAGAAGAAGTATGGTAAAGAGTATGGTCAGATTGTCATTGCCACTGACGGTCGTAAGTATTGGCGCAAAGAAGTATTTGAACACTACAAGGCAGGTCGTAAGAAAGCACGTGATGCTTCTGACCTGAATTGGAAACTCATCTTTGATACGCTGACTGAACTCCGTGAAGACCTGCGAACTCATTTTCCTTACAAGGTTGTGAGTGTAGATCGCGCAGAAGCCGACGACATCATTGCTGTTCTTACCGAGTGGTGCCAACACAATGACCTAGTTCAAGAAGGTTTGATGGAAGAAGCTCAGAAGGTTCTGATTCTTTCTTCTGATAAAGACTTCAAGCAACTACAACTGGCTCCGTTCTCTACAGGTAACGTCCGTCAATGGGCACCTATGCAGAAGAAGTTTATCACTGCTTCAAAGCAAGAGATTATGGACTTCACCATTGAGCATATCGTTAAGGGTGATGCTGGTGATGGTGTACCAAACATTCTGTCTAAGGATGATGTGTTTGTTGCTGGTGTTCGTCAGAAACCTGTAAGCGCAAAGAGGCTTGCTGAGTTTTACGAAAAGGGTATTGATGCCTGTCGTAATGATGATGAGCGTCGTAACTGGCACCGTAATGCCACTCTTGTTGCCTTTGATAACATCCCTAAAGATGTCAAAGAAGAAATCGTCGAGGCTTACCTAAATAGCAAACCGAGGAACGATAAGATGGGGATTATGAACTATCTGATTGAACATCGTTGCCGTTTACTACTTGATGAGATTGAGGACTTTTAATGAGAAAATATGTTACGCAAATGTTGGACGAGATTCAAGCTGAACCGTCTAAACTTGAGTTGTATAAGAATGATGCAGCGTTGAGGATTATCCTTACCCACGCTTTCGTGCCAGAGAAGAAGTTTATTCTTCCTGAAGGTGAACCACCGTTCAAACCTGCAGCAGAACCGTTGGGTATGACTCCAACAAACTTGTTCAGTGAACTTCGTCGTATGTACGTTTTCTGCCGAGCAGACTTGACACCGTTCAAGCGTGAGTCATTGTTTATCTCTTTTCTAGAGGGTATCCACCCGACAGAAGCGAAGATGATGATCGCCGTCAAAGACCAGGAATTGCACAAACTCTATCCGAAGATCAACCGAAAACTTCTAGAGAAGCACGGATTGTTGACTCCGAAAGAGAAAAAAGACTAAAAATAGTCAAAAAT